GATAAAATAGAATTTGGAGATTTAAATTTAAGATTTTTAGTGGATGAAAATCTTGAAAACTTCATGGAAATTCAAAACTGGATTCGTGGATTAGGATATCCAGAAAGTGTTCAAGAATTTAGAGACTTAGAAGCAGAAGGTTTAACACAAGGTAGATACGTACAAGATAAACAAAACATTTACTCTGACGGCACACTTCAAGTTTTAAATAGCAACTTAGTTGCAAATTTCAACGTTAACTTTAAAGACTTGTTTCCATATTCATTGACAACTTTAACATTTGATGCTACCAATACTGACATTCAGTACTTTACAGCAGACGTAAGTTTCAAGTATACTTCTTATAATATTACAACTTTATCTGGCACTCCTTTATGAGTTTTGATCTTGATACTATTCAAAAAATGTGGGAAAAGGATGCAGTCATTGATCCAGACAATTTACACACAGAATCTCTGAACATTCCTGCTCTTCACGCAAAATACTTTGAATTATATAATACAATAAATCTTTTAAAAAAGAAAGCAGAACAACAAAGAAAAAATATTCGACATGAAAGATATGAATATTTTACTGGAAAAGCAGATCCCGATGTTTACATAGAAAACCCTTTTCCTAAAAAGATAAGAGATAAAGATACTTTACAAAAGTATTTGGATGCAGATGAATCACTATCAAGTGTATGTCTCAAAATTGAGTACTATGAAACTATGCTAAATTATATTGAGAGTATTCTTAAAATAATTCAAAATAGAACTTATCAAATTAAGAATGCAATTGAATTTATGAGATTCCAGGCAGGATATGGTTGATACTACAAACGTTGTTATCAGTAAGTCAAATGAGGTCTTTTTAAAAATTAAAACAGAACCTCATATAGAATATGAACTTAGAGATCACTTTAAGTTTGAAGTTCCTGGCGCAAAATTTATGCCTCAATATAGAAACAGGCACTGGAATGGAGAAATACATTTATATGATATGAGATCCAAACAAATTTATGTTGGTCTTTTGGATCGCTTAGTGCATTTTTGTGAGCAGTATAATTATAGTTACAAGTTTGAAAATAACAAATTTTATGGACAACCTTTTGAAGTCAACGAGGAAATATCTTTAGAAGGCGTTAAAGATTATATGCAGTCTATCTGTTCTCACTCTCCACGTCAATATCAGATAGAAGGAGTACACGATGCTCTAAAACATAATCGAAAATTACTGATATCACCCACTGCCTCAGGCAAATCTCTGATGATTTATTCATTAGTAAGGTACTATGTTGATAAACAACAAAAAATCCTTCTAGTTGTTCCAACGACATCTCTTGTAGAGCAGATGTATAAGGATTTTCTTGATTATGGTTGGAATGCTGAGACATATTGCCACAAAATTTATTCTGGAAAAGAAAAGACAAATGAATATCCAGTCACGATTACCACTTGGCAATCAGTTTATAAATTAGAAAGATCGTTCTTTGAAGAATATAATGTAGTTATAGGAGATGAAGCTCATTTATTCAAAAGTAAGTCACTAATTGAAATAATGACAAAACTTCATCATGCAAAATATAGATTTGGATTTACTGGAACTCTTGATGGCACACAAACTCATAAATGGGTTTTAGAAGGATTATTTGGTCCATCATATAAAGTTACAAGAACTGATGAATTGATGAAACAAGGACATCTATCTCAATTAGATATTCAATGTCTCGTATTAAAACATCCTCCTCAAAAGTTTGAGACTTATGAAGATGAGATACAATATCTCATATCACACGAACAAAGAAATAAATTTATTTCAAATTTAGCTTTAGATCTAAGAGGAAATACTCTGGTTCTATTCAGTCGCGTAGAATCACACGGAGCTATACTTTACAATAAAATAAATACTAATAAGCAAAATGATCGTAAAGTATTTTTTGTACATGGTGGTGTGGATGCTGAACAAAGAGAACTTGTGAGAGAGATTACAGAAAGAGAATCAGATGCAGTAATTGTTGCATCATATGGAACTTTTTCTACAGGTATCAACATTCGTAATCTTCACAATGTTATATTTGCTTCTCCATCAAAATCTAGAATCAGAAATTTACAATCAATTGGAAGAGTACTAAGAAAAGGAAAAAATAAAACCAAAGCAGTGCTTTATGATATTGCTGATGATTGTACGCATAACTCAAGAAAAAATTATACACTAAATCATTTTATAGAAAGAATTAAAATATACAATGAAGAAAACTTTAATTATGAAATAATCACCATACAACTTAAAAAAGATGATAGAAGATGATTTTTATGCAACACTCAAATTAAAAACAGGCGAAGAGATATTCGCTAAAGTAGCAGCGTCTGAAGAAGATAATAGAACTTTATTAATTATTTCTAATCCAATTGTAATTAGTGAAATAAAATCTAGAATTGGTGTAGTTGGATATAAAGTAGAACCTTGGTTAAAGACAACAAAAGATGATATGTTCATTATCAATTTAGATGATGTATTAACTCTTTCTGAATCTAATGACATTGAAATGATTCAGATGTATCAATCATTTGTAAGACATTCTTATAAAGATAAAAAGAATGAACCTAAGTTAAGTCGTAAGATGGGGTTTATCTCTACAGTTAATGATGCTAAAGATATTCTAGAGAAGCTCTATAAAAATAGCTAAAGCTAATCTTTTCAACCTCCACAAAGGTCATTGTACACACTTTTAAACACCTTGTCAAGTATTTTTGAAAGTGTTATAATCTCTACATAATAATGATAAAAATTAATGATAACCACAGCAATTATGACCAAGAAGAAGAGGTCAGAGCATTTCGTCAACAATAAAGAGTTTCTTGCTGCACTCATTAAATATCGTGAGGATAAAGAAATTGCAGAGATTCAAGGAAAACCAAAACCACCTATTCCACGTTACATTGGAGAGTGCTTCCTGAAGATTGCTAATCATCTTTCTTTCAAACCAAACTTCGTGAACTACATGTTCAAAGAGGACATGATTTCTGATGGTATTGAGAATTGTGTGCAGTACATTCACAACTTCAATCCAGAGAAGTCTCAGAATCCATTTGCTTATTTTACTCAAATTATTCATTACGCTTTTCTTCGCCGTATTCAAAGAGAAAAAAGACAATTGGAAATCAAGAACAAAATTCTTGAACGTTCTGGATATGATGAAGTTTTCTTTGATGATGGAGTTGACGGAACAAGTCACTCAGACTATAATAGTATTAAAGATGCTGTACACTCTAAACTTCGGTATTGAATGAAAGTTGCTATTATCACTGACCAGCATTTTGGAGCACGTAAAAACTCAAAGTTGTTTCACGATTACTTTTTGAGTTTTTATAATGACGTATTTTTTCCAACTCTAGAGAAGGAAGGAATCACTGCAGTCATTGATATGGGAGATACTTTTGATAGTCGCAAAGGTATTGACTTTTCTGCTCTTGCTTGGGCAAAAGATAATTATTATGATAGACTCCATCAAATGGGAGTTCACGTCTATACTATTGTAGGTAATCATACTGCATATTATAAAAATACAAATGAAGTAAATGCAGTAGATCTTTTATTGCGTGAATATAAAAATGTAACCGTTATTTCTCATCCAAAAGAGGTAGAGGTTGGAGGACTTAAAATTTTATGTTTGCCGTGGATTAATCAAGAGAATCAAAAACAAACTTTTGATTTGGTTCACAAAACAAAGTCTACTGTAGCAATGGGACATCTTGAGTTAAATGGATTCAGAGCTCATCGTGGACACATCATGGAAGATGGAATGGATGTTGATGTTCTTAAAAAATTTAAGATCGTTTACTCTGGACATTATCATACTCGCTCTGATGATGGAAAAATATTCTATCTTGGAAATCCATACGAAATGTTTTGGAACGATGTAAATGATACTCGTGGATTTCACATCTTTGATACCGAAACATTAAAGCATACGCCTGTCAATAATCCATACAGAATGTTTTATAACATTTATTATGAGGATACAAATTATCAAACTTTTGATACTCGTGAGTATGAAAATAAAATTGTAAAAGTCATCGTTCGTAAGAAAAGTGATTCTAAGAAGTTTGAAAAGTTTATTGACAAATTGTACTCCTCAAATGTCTATGAATTAAAAGTCGTAGAGAATTTCCAATTGCAAGAAAGTGAGGATTTTGAAGCATTTGAGTCTGAGGATACATTGTCTATTTTGAATAGATATATTGACGAATCAGAAGTTGATTTGGAAAAATCAATCATACAAAAAATGATTCAAGATGTGTATCAGGAGGCTTGTGAATTAGTCTAATGTTTATTTTGACACTCTATGGCAAAGAAGACGAAGGTGCATATTCTGTTAGAAACGAAGAGGGAGAACAAATTCTTTATCTCTTTGAAGAGGAAGATGATGCAACAAGATATGCTATGATGTTAGAAGATGAAGGATATCCTGAAATGCATATAATTGAAGTCGAAGATGATATGATGATACAAATTTGCGAATCTCATGGATATGAGTATACTGTAATAACTCCAAATGACATTGTAATTCCTCCAAAAATTTCCAAACATGATTTTATTTGAGAAGATTCGTTGGAAAAATTTTCTTTCAACTGGCAATCAATTCACCGAAGTTAATTTCCAAAAGAGTTCTACAACACTGATTGTTGGAACTAATGGAACCGGTAAGAGCACTGTGTTGGATGCTCTTACGTTTTCTTTGTTTGGAAAACCATTTCGCAAAATTAATAAACCACAACTAATCAACTCTACAAATGAGAAGGACTGCAGAGTTGAAGTTGAGTTTTCAATTGGAACTACAAACTGGAGAGTTGCAAGAGGCATTAAACCTGCTGTTTTTGAAATCTATAGAAATGATTCTTTATTGGACCAAAACTCAGCATCTATAGATCAGCAAAAATGGTTGGAACAAAATGTTCTTAAAATGAACTATAAGTCTTTTACTCAAATTGTAATCTTGGGTTCAAGTACTTTTGTTCCGTTTATGCAACTTCCTGCAGCGCACCGTAGAGAAGTGATTGAGGATTTGCTTGATATTAAAATTTTTTCCTCTATGAATACAATCATCAAAGAAAAGATACGCCAAGTTAAAGATGAAATTAGAACTTTTGAGTTAAAGAAAGATTCTCTCAAAGATAAAGTTGAAATGCAAAAAAACTTTATTGAAGAACTTGAGAATCGTGGAAATGCCAATATTAATGCCAACAAGCAAAAGATTACCAACTTAATGGCAGAGGTTGGTATTTACATCCAAGAAAATGATAGAACTGAAGAAGATATTTTTAAGTACACCAAAGAACAAGAAGAAGTTGTTGGTGCTGGAGATAAGTTAGTAAAACTTAATAATCTTAAAGGTAAAATTTCTCAGAAAGTATCAGTAATTACGAAAGAGCATAAGTTTTTTACAGAGAATACGGTTTGTCCTACCTGCACACAATCGATTGAGGAAGACTTTAGAATAAATAAAATTACCGACGCTCAAAATAAAGCAAAGGAGTTGCAATCTGGTTATAAAGAACTAGAGAGTGCAATTAAAGAGGAACAAGAGCGAGAGCGTCAATTCATCGCTCTATCTAAGGAGATTACAAAACTAACGCATGATATTTCTCAAAACAATACTAAAATCTCTGGATGCCAAAGACAGATCAGAGATTTGGAAAGTGAAATTCAAACACTTGCCGGTCAACTTGAAAACAGAAATACTGAACATGAAAAGTTAGAAACATTCAAATCAGATCTCCAAAAAACTTATGAAGAATTAGTCACCAGAAAAGACTCAATTAAATACTACGACTTTACTTACAGTTTACTTAAAGACGGTGGAGTTAAAACTAAAATCATTAAGAAGTACCTACCGCTGATAAATCAGCAAGTAAACCGTTATCTCCAGATGATGGATTTTTATATCAACTTTACACTTGATGAGGAGTTTAACGAAACCGTCCAATCTCCTATTCACGAAGACTTTTCCTACAGTTCTTTTAGTGAAGGAGAAAAACAAAGAATTGATTTAGCACTTCTTTTTACTTGGAGAGAGGTTGCCAAGTTTAAAAATTCAGTCTCTACAAATTTAATGATTCTTGATGAAGTCTTTGATAGTTCTTTGGATAGTCAAGGAACAGATGAGTTCTTAAAAATTATCCGTTATGTGGTTAAAGATGCTAATATCTTTGTCATCTCTCATAAGACTGGTCTTGAGGACAAATTTGAAAGTGTCATAAAATTTGAAAAAGTCAAAGGTTTTTCACGTATGGTGGTATGATCCACCAAAAAACAATGAACACTCCAAACTGGCAACACCATTCCAAGAAGGAACAGAAACGAAAACTTAAACCGCAAGCACTGCGCCAGGCGAAAGCACGACTGGCCCAGTTCAAAAAGCGTCACATGAACCGCTCCAATGGGGCGGTTTCGTCGTATTATGGTTCTATACGAAACAAAACCAATGCCTGTTCGCCACGAAATCAAATCTCAACTTGCCAAACTGCTTGCCACTGAAGATTTGGTGGTTGAACATAAACAAGTTAAGACTGCTTGCTTTAACGTTCATACTCGTGTGTTGACTCTGCCTCTGTGGGAAAAGGCAAGTAACACCATTTATGATCTCTTGGTTGGTCATGAAGTTGGACACGCACTCTACACTCCTGATGAGGATTGGACTGAAAAATATAAGATTCCTCCTCAGTTTGTAAATGTGGTAGAAGATGCCCGCATTGAAAAACTGATGAAGCGTAAGTATGCTGGACTTGCGAAGACTTTCTTCAATGGGTATAAGGAATTGGATGAAGAAGACTTTTTCCAAATAGAAAATGAGGACATCTCTAATTTTAATCTTGCAGATCGTGCCAATCTGTATTTCAAAATTGGTAACTTTATTACTCTGGACTTTAACGCTGAAGAGCAAGAAATTGTTAATTTGATTGGTGCAAGTGAGTCTTTTGCTGATGTTCTAATTGCTGCTGAAGAACTTTACAAGTATTGCAAAAAAGAAAAAGAGCAGCAACAAAAAGTTGCTGACTTTGATTTTCATGAGCAACAAGGTCAATCACAATCTCCTGCAGGAGATTTTGTAGAGCAAGAACAATCTGATAATGAGGAAGAGGAGCAATCGGATTCGTCTCAACCTCAAGAGACAAATGAGTCTGGAAGTGCTCATGGAGATGAAACACAAAACACTGTTAGTTCTGATGAGGAAAAAGAACCAGAAGTTCGTACTGCCGACTCACTGGAAGATAAAATCCGCGATTTGATAAGTCATGATAGTTATGAAAATGTTTATGTAGAAATTCCTAAAGTAAATCTTGATACTGTTATTGGTAAGAACGTAGACGTTCATAAAGATATTGATGATTGCTTTGCTCAACAACAAAAATCACATAACGATCTTTGTACCGAAAAAGGTTGGGATCTTACTAATCTTTACAAATCTGCAGATGAAGAATTTAAAAAGTTTAAATTGTCCGCACAAAAAGAAGTCAACTATCTGGTGAAAGAGTTTGAGTGTCGTAAGGCAGCAGATTCTTATGCCCGTGCTTCTACTGCTCGCACTGGTGTTCTTGATACTGCTCGTTTGCATTCTTATAAGTTCAGTGAAGATCTCTTTAAAAAAGTAACTGTAATTCCTGACGGCAAGAATCACGGTTTGGTTTTTATTCTTGATTGGTCTGGTTCAATGCAACAGGTTCTTTTGGACACTTGCAAGCAACTCTTCAATCTTGTTTGGTTCTGTAAAAAAGTTGCAATTCCCTTTGAAGTGTATGCCTTTACAAGTGAATGGCGACGTGGTGAATATGATTATTCCACAGGAAATTTTAAATCTGCAGATCGTTCTTCTCATTATGAAAAGAAAGAAAATCTGCTTTGTGTAGAAGAATCTTTTTCTCTCATGAATCTTCTTACCAACAAAGTTTCTGGTAAAGAACTGGAACATCAATTGCTAAATGTTTGGCGTCTTGCTGTTTGTTTTTCTGATACCTATCGTTCTACCTATACATATCCTACTCGTCTGTGCCTCTCTGGAACTCCGTTGAATGAAGCATTGGTTTCACTTCACCAAATTCTTCCGAAGTTTCAAAAAGAAAATAAACTTCAAAAAGTTCAGTGTATTGTTTTGACTGATGGAGAGGCAAATTATCTTCCATACCACACTGAAGTAAAACGTAATTGGGAATCTGAACCTTATATTGGTGTTCGTGGAATCAATCCTATCAAAACTTTTTTGCGAGATCGTAGACTTGGAACAACCTATAAAATTGATTATGGATATCATCAATTTACTGATGTTCTCCTTCGTAATCTTAAAGATAAGTTTTCTACAGTAAACTTTATTGGTATTCGTGTTCTTGGTGGACGTGACATTAGTCGTTTTATCAAACTTTATTATGATCAATACAATAAAGAATATGAACAAATTTTGAATGATTGGAAAAAACAAAAGAGTTTTACAATCAAAAATTCTGGATATGATGCTTATTTTGGACTTTCTGCAACAGTTCTTTCTCAAGACACTGAGTTTGATGTTGCCGAATGTGCCACCAAATCTCAAATCAAATCTGCTTTTGTAAAGTCTCTTAAAACTAAAAAATTGAATAAAAAAGTTCTTGGTGAGTTTATTTCTCTTATTGCCTAAATACCTAAAAAGTATTTTCTAATATGAAGACCTACCAACAATTTGTAAACGAAGCATATGATCGTTCCAGTGGTCGTCCTCATCGCGGAACAGATTATCTTGGTAGGGATTATGGTGGTGGACCCGATGATAAACCAACTGTAAAAATTCCATTGTCTGGAGTTATGCAGGGCGGATGGTCAAAAAAAGAAAAAAAGACCGTTAAAGAAGCGGGAGATTGGTGGCATCCAGATCCAAAAAAAGATGCTCAAATTAGTGGTCCAGGAAACAAGATGAGAGCGCGTGAGAATGGTGGTCAAGATACTTCAGCACAAACAAAACCTAATTACAGTAATCGTTTAAAACCTGGTGAATCTTATATGGATTTTGCAAAACGCAAAGCAAGAGGTGAATCTGTAGAATATGATTTGAGTGAAACTTCTCTTACTCGTGTAATGAGTAAGTCAAAGAAGGGTGGTATGGCAATTATGTCTGCTCAAAGAGGAGACAAATCAAAAGCAGAAAACAAAGCACGTTCAAAACAACTTGAAAAAGACGTAAGAGGTGCTGGTCTTCCTGGACCAACTAAAGTTTCTGGTAGATACACCGAAAATCCTGGAACTCCACAAGAGAAAAAAGTTGGAGAGAAATCTCACATCATTACTCCTGGTAAGAAAGGTAAGAGAAAGTTCAAGAAAGCAATTGAAAAACTTGGTAAAAAGTATGACCAAGATTCTGTATTGATTCAGCGTAAGGCAGGTGGGGAGTCAACTCTTAAAGGAACTTCAAA